TCGCGTTGCTTGCGTGCATCAAGTATTAATGGAGTTACAAATGTCCGAATATATTACTGTTTCACAACTTGATGCGGACGGTATTTTTGTAGGTGTAACGCATGCAAGCGAAAGTCCTTTAGAACCCGGAGTATACTTGTATCCCCGAGGTACTATTGATGCTCCTCCTCCTAATATACCCGAGGGCTTCTTTGCAAGGTGGGAAAACAAATGGGTTCTGGTACAAAACCCAGACTCTCCCGAAATAGAGTCTTCGCCAGAACCGGAGCTTATACCTACCCTTAGTCCAGCACAGTTTTGGATGCAGCTAGCAATCAATGGAGATGAAGAGCAAGCTCTCCTTCTAATACAGGCACTACCTAGACCTCAACAAATACTAGCAACAAAAGCTAGTGAGTACAGGCGTGATAATCTTTTACTCATAAATTTAGCAACAGCATTAGGAAAGAGTAGCCAGCAAATAGACGAGTTCTTTATTACAGCTGCTACTCTATCGTAGGAGAATACATGGACGATGTGAAAGTACCGGCCTCCCGGACCGATCTTAACGCACTTCACAGTTTGATTGTAAAGGCCCTTACGCAGCGCGTTGAAGCTGACATGCAAGATAATGTCCCTACCGATGCTGCTACTATGGGTGCTATCATTAAGCTGCTGAAGGACAACGATATCACTGCAAACCCTGCAGATGATTCGGAGCTTAAGGATTTGCGGGCCAAGCTGTCTGAAGCCTCTGCTCGTCGGAGGCAAGCTAGCAAAGTAGTTCAGCTTGTACAAAAAGACTATGATGGTGATCTAGCAGCGGGTAATATGTAATGGATGTACAAGAACGGTACGCCCATGCAGAACTAATTGCAGAAGAGTACAGTAACTTTCAAGATTTTGCTGCTGACGGAATGGCTTTCCTTGGTTTTGACATTACGTGGGAGCAGGACGACATTGCGCAATACATGGCTAATGGACCACAGTTCAGGATGGTCATGGCTCAGCGTGGTGAAGCAAAGAGTACTCTAGCAGCCCTGTATGCAGTGTGGCGTATTGTTCAACGTTGTAGTACTCGTGTTCTAGTTGTGTCGGGTGGTGAGAAGCAAGCCTCTGAGGTTGCGTTTCTCATCATCCGCATTATTACTACATGGGAAATCCTAACGTATCTACGCCCAGACAAGACTGCAGGGGATCGTACATCTGTAGAAGCATTTGACGTTCATTGGTGTTTGAAGGGGACTGATAAGTCCCCATCTGTAGCATGTGTTGGTATTACTGCTAACCTTCCGGGTAAGCGGGCTGACCTGCTCATACCCGACGATATCGAAACACCTAAGAACAGTATGACTGTAACTAACCGTGAGACACTTCTGCAACTCTCAAAAGAGTTCACTAGTATCTGTACTCACGGAGATATTCTGTACCTAGGCACTCCGCAGACCAAGGACAGTATCTACAATACCCTCCCAGCACGGGGCTTTGATATTCGCATCTGGCCGGGTCGGTATCCCAACAATGATGAGTTGGAGAAGTATGGCGATAAACTGGCCCCGAGTATTGCGGAACGCATTGCTGCAGACCCCTCCCTCCAAACGGGTGCGGGCCTCGACGGCACCAGAGGAAAGCCGACAGACCCGGACCGCTTCGACGAAGAAGAGCTTATCAAGAAAGAAATAGACAAGGGACCAGAAGACTTCCAACTACAACACATGTTGGATACTTCCCTGTCAGATGCAATGCGACAGCAACTTAAGCTGTCGAACTTTCTTGTAGCAAATTATGACTCTGAGCGTATCCCAGAGATTACTGTTTATCAAGAGGCCCCAAGATACTTAGTTGAATTACCCAAAGACTTTCCAGTCCATGCAACCAAGATGTATCATCCGGTTGCTGTGGAATGTACTTTTGTCAAGCCTAGTATTGTGCGTATGTTCATTGACCCTGCAGGTGGTGGTGGTGATGAACTAGCTTGGGGAATTAGCACAGCAGTTGGACCTTGGATTCACGTTCTAGAAGTTGGTGGGGTTATTGGTGGCCTTACGAAAGAGAACGGAATACGTCTCTGTCAGAGCATAGCTAAGTACAATGTAACTCACATCGTGTGTGAATCCAATATGGGTCACGGATCGTTTGAGATTAACATGCGTGCTCTCTTAGCTGAGAATGGTCTAGGGCATGTTGGCGTAGCCGGAGAGTACAGCACAGGTCAGAAAGAACGTCGTATCATTACACGTATTGGACCTACTAGTACCCGCCACCGAATCATTCTGCACAAAGGTGTATTTGAATCCGATGCAGAGTGTTCTAGGTTGTACAGCATTGAAAAGCGTAAAGCATTCAGTTTGTTCTATCAGATAGCAAACATCACCTCAGACCGAGATTCTCTAACTAAAGATGACCGTATTGAGGCATTTGCAGGTTGCATCAACTTGTGGAAAGATGTTCTCTTAGACGATGAAAACTCTGCAGAGCGTGCCCGTAAGGCCGCTGAACTACATGGCTTTCTTAGTAACCCTATGGGCTATAGCACAGTAAAGACTAAAGCCGACAAGGGTACTAGAAGCATTACACATAGGCGAAGACTTAGGAAATGAACGTGGAAAAATTCACCTCGCCGGTCGCGTACGCATCTAGCGGAGCACTGGTTATCTTTGGTATTCCTGCAAACGATATTGCTATGGCAATTGGTGTTCTTTGCACCGTGTTTACGGCAGGGATTAATTGGTGGTACAAACGAAAGGATAGTCTCGCAAAGGAGAATCCTGTTGAGCTTAAAGAGTAGACTAGCCGTTACTGCACTTGCTATCAGTGCAATGGGCAGTGCTTACATTATGCAGGTCGAAGGTGTTAAGCTTAAGCCTTACCTCGACTCTGCGGGTGTGCCTACTGTTTGCATTGGTAGCACTAAGAACGTAGTTATGGGCAAGCCTGTCACTGTCGAAGAGTGCAACAAACGTTACAAGAAAGACTTAGACACTGCTGATGCTGCACTTGAGCGTCTGGTTAAAGTACCTATTACTCAAAATCAGTACGATGCTTTGATTAGCTTCACATTCAATCTTGGGGAGGGAAACCTTGCTAAGAGTACTCTGTTGAAGAAGATCAATGCACAAGAGTGCAAAGCCGCTGCTGCAGAGTTCAATCGCTGGGTGTATGCTGGGGGTGTGAAGCTGCGAGGTCTGGTGAAGCGCCGGGCTGAAGAGTCCCGTTTGTGGCTCACGGGGTGCCCAGCATGATCGGGCTTGCCTTGCTGCGCTGGCTCCCCGGCCGCTGGCTCGCGTGGGGCGGGGCTGCCCTTGCTCTGGTACTGGCTGGGTGGCTCGTGCTCTCACAGGCCCGCTCAGGGGCCGTGCAGGAAGTGCGCCGGGAAGGGGCCGAGAACGCCCTCAAAAAGGCCGTGGTGCGGTCGAAGGAAAAGGTGAAGGTCGATGTACGCCAAGATGAAGAACGCCGCGCTGCGGCTGCGAGAGTACGCGAGGCGACCGATGCTGTTCGCTCTGTCGATCCTGATAGCCCTGATGCTGCTGGGGTGTCAATCAACGATGCCATTGCAGCAGGAAACGCAGCCATTAGAAATACCCGGTAGTTGTTTAGCTACCTGTTCAGAAATACCAGAGTTCCATGAGCCTAGCGAATGGTCTTTGCGTATGATTGAATTGTACACAGATTGTGCAGTTCTACACAACTTATGCCGCAAGGCGCTTATACAAAAGGAAGAATGAAACATGGCAAGTATTGCTACTGCTGCAACTCGCGCTGAAATTGTTACACTGTACCAAGCAGTTGTTAAGCTTGAAATTGCACTTCGTCAGATTGTTGACGGTTCTGGCACGCCGGCACTTCCGGGTCGATTCACTGCGGTTGAGTGCGACACGCTTATCACTGCTGTTGATAACGCTATTACCGCAGCTACCGCTTAATCTAGGGAGACAAGATGTCGCTTCAAGTTCAAATCAACTCTGGAGATTTCATTAATCTCTGGACTCGGAGCGGCATCGCTCCGGGTACTGCTATCGTACTAAATACAAACGGTGGCCCTGATAAGTTGCTGTACAGTACTAATGCAAGCCCTAGTGCTGCTAATGAAATCAATGTTCCTAATGGTACGGCTGTTAGTATTCCTGCGGGAACAACTAACTTGTTTGTTCGCGGCTCAGGTTCGCTGCTTGTGCAGACTGCTGCTGAATACGCGGAGTACCAAGAAGATCAAAAGGCTAGTGTTCCTCTTACTGTTAAAGTAAACGCAGACGGAACCCCTAGCTCTGTACGGCCAGACTACGCCGCTGCGGTGGTGGGGGCGGCTAGTTCTGGCGCTACGTCCGTGGCAATGTCGGGTTCTTCCGTGACCCTAACGCCAGCACAATACGGTAAGCCCCTTATCGTCATCACCGGGGCTTTGAGTGCAAACCTGAATTTAATTTTCCCAGCTTTAGCGCAAGGTTGGACCGTCATTAATAACACGACCGGGTCGTTTTCGATTACTTGCAAAACCGCCGCGGGAACCGGCGTCGTCGTCAATTCGGTGCAAAGTATTGTTGGGGATGCAACCAACATTTACAGCACGTCAAATGACACAGGTAACATCGGACTTTTCAAGAAAGCCGATTCGACAACGGTCGCATTTACGAAAACCGCGGCATTTGCCGTTTCAACTGCGCAGGCAATCACAGTTGAAGTCGACAACATCGTGCAAAACATCGCAGCGGCCACGGTTGTTACTATGCCAGGTAGCCCCGTTACTGGCACCGATTACGCCATATGGCTTAAGCCGACAGGCACCTTGGAAGCGACCAGCAATCACACGTCGCCCCCGGTTGCCAACAGCCGCAAAATTGGCGGGTTTCATTACGCGCCAGGCGGCAACGCTACTGCGCAAGCTGGCGGCAATACAACGCCCCAAATCAATGAATACAGCTTTTGGGACTTGAAATTTAGGCCGACTTGCTCTGACCCCCGCGGCATGACTTTGGTCGGTGGCGGATATTGGGTCGATATTTATTTGACCGGCGTCGATGCGATTACGAACGGTTCCAGCAAATACAACATTGTCATGGCGGACGGTTCCAGCCCACCCAAAGTGCCGACCATGTTTGGCGGTAACGGAACAACAAGTTACGGCACTTACACATGGTTTGAGGCAATGGAACTGGCGACCGCTTTCGGCAAGCGTTGCCCGACGCAACAAGAATTCATGTCCGCAATGTACGGTACGACGGAAGCGTCGAGCATTGGAACTGACCAAGTTAGCACTATCCTAAATGCCGCGTATACGTCAAAATGGGGCGTAGTTCAGGCAACAGGGGTTTTGTGGGTGTGGGGTTCAGATCGTGGCGGCCCATTTGCAAGCGCCGCGTGGAACGCCAACACGGAAGGGCGGGGCTCCGAGTACAACGCTCCTAATGCGGCTGTCTTTGGGGGCAACTGGACCAACACGTCGAACGCCGGTTCGCGTTGCTCTTACTGGAACTTCGCCGCGTCGGACTCGGGCACTGCCATTGGGTCGCGCTTCGTCAGTGACCACCTGCAACTTGATTAAGGGCGCGAAAGCGCCCGTAAAAGAAACTTGATGACACCAGCAAAAGACATAACAACATGCTTCGACCAAATGGTAATCGTGGAGAAATACGAACGGGTAATCGCCTATTTGTACCCGATTGCCCAGTCGATGCCACGAAAACACGGCGTAGCACGGGAAATGTTTTTGCAATGTCTTTTGGGCATTCCCGATTTGTTATTTCAAGCTGGCAAGTCAAATCAAGTTTCAAAGATTTACACCGCGGATGCTGGGTTGGCCCAACTGCGGTTTTGGATGCGATTTTTGCTCTCGCTCCAAGCAATGACACCCCACCAAGTCCAAACGGCGCAAATCCTTTTGGTAGAGGTTGGATCAATGATCGGAGCTTGGTTAAAGGGCAAATACCCACAATCTCAACACTTGGATGGAGAACCGCTATGGCATCGATTTCAATCATTAACGGCCGGGAAGACTTGGACGCAATTCAGGGGACGCCCCAACATGCCGAATTCATGGACATTCTGAAAGGGTCTATCTATCGCTTGGAAAAAGACGACGTCGCAAAGACCTGGGTCGTTGTAAAAGATTCAACTCTGATTAAGCGGTTTGGATTTTTGCTCAAGGACTTCCCGGATGCAACGCCGCCAGAATTGCCGGAATACATCCCGCCGCCTTCAAAAGTCCCCCAAGTTGTAACCATGCGCCAGGCGCGACTTGCATTGCTTGGGGCCGGATTGCTGCAACCTGTAACGGATGCTGTGGCCGCCATGCCTGGTGTTGAAGGTGACGCCGCCCGGATTGAATGGGAACATGCCCAAGAGGTTCGCCGCGACTCCCCGTTACTCTCATCGCTTGCAATTGCCATGCAAATGACCGACGACCAGCTTGACGCTCTATTTACCGAAGGGGCGGCGCTATGACGTTATTCACATTGGCCGCCCTGTGGGTCTTTTGGGGGCTTTACGTCCTTGTTATGGGTCTATATCGGGCGCACTTGCAAAAGCGTCTTGGCTGGGCAACGTATGCCCTCGGTGCGCCTTTTATCTTGGTCGGAATCCTTGCCGACTTCGTAATCAATTTCACGATTGCCGCGGTTGTTTTCTTTGATCTTCCGCGGGAGCCTTTGGTTACGGGTCGGCTTCAACGATATATTGCAATTGGTAGCGGCTGGCGGTTTTCTCCCATATGTAAGCCATGACCGAACCCTTGCCGCCCGAAGCGTACGCCCGCGTTGGTATGCCCCACAGCCGCCATTGAGCGGCTTTACTAGAGGATAGATGTGCTTAAATAATGCTTAAACTAGTTCCCAGAACCTGCAGTATTCTCAATGTAATCAACGGGAGTACAGGAAGTTGTACTGTAGGCTCTGTGGAGCTTTCTATGGTAGGAGACAAGGTAAACCTAACTAACCTTGCAGGTCATGGAATGCTTGCAGAGCTTTGCAGTAATTTCGAATGGTTACTTAAAAGAACAGGTGGTACAGTACTACAAGGTTTTGTATCAGAGGGTGTAGCTAGAGCAGTCCGCATGCACTGCAAGAAGTACAACTTGGATTACCAAGAGTCTGCAGGCGTGTGGCTTAAGCTTGACCCAGATGATACAGAACAAGTGTACAAGGTATGGGTTGAAGTTCGTAAAGCAAGAGCGTAGGGTTTGCCTAGAGCTTCAGAGGTTGCTGTAGCTGCTACAGGCTCTGTGAGGTGCTAGGAGACTCTGTGCATTGTGCGAGTTCTATACGCACTGAAATTTGATAGCCTTATGCGAAGAGGTCTCCGACCCTGCGCGCTGTGTGCGCTCCCCCGTGCGTGCTCGCGCGCGAGCGCTCAAGTGCGTGCTCGCGCATTCAATGGACGCGCGTGTGTTACTCTGGACGCGCGCACGCGGTACGTATCTAGCGGGCCTCTCTAGCCCTTCGAGCGGGAGAGGTTCTCATCGTATGCTCTGAGGTTCTAGGGTGCTGCTACTGCTGTGCGGTTGGGAGGGCTCTACCTCTTTTCGTCTCTACCTCTTTTGGCCTGCTGTGCTGCTAGATGCGCTCTGCCTCTTTTGGTCTCTCTTGCACCTCTCTAGGCTCTTGCTGTTCCTTTGTTGCTTCATAGGGACTCTCTAGGCTCACTCTATCTCTCTATGCTCCACCGTTAGAGGTGGTATCTATCGGTTCTCTCATCCTCTCTGGAGTCTTCCATTACCTACATAGAATGCACAATAATTAAGCACATACCTTAGATACCTTTAGAATCAATGACTTAGCTTAGGGTATGCTCTGAAGTACAAGGAATGTATAACCACAAGTTATGCTACAGGATATCGATAACATTAGGTTATGCTTAAAGTGCTTGCAATGTCTCAATGGTTCCTCTAGTATTTAGTCCATGCAGTCCTGATCCATAGCACTAACAGCCGGTAGGATGATATCCCTGTTATGAAAGCCTAGATGTCTCAGACATCGACCCAGACATAACATGTGACTCTAGGAAAGCTGAATAACTACGGACGGGACTGCACCTAACAACGCTCTTTAAGAATCTGCCGCTTGACAAGTCTTAGGCATTAGTCTAGGATGTACATAACCGAATAGCTAAGGCATTCGATTAGTTCTAGTCCGACCTGATGCACCGCTTAACGGCCTGTGCATCCGTTAGACTAGCGTTAGTCGATAGGTTCAAGGCGTACCGCCTGTAGCAGCGCAAGAGGTAGCGCGCTGCACTCGCATCCGAAACAAAGCAGCAGATACAAAAGACTTGACAAGCGGGCGGATTCATGTTGTAATGCAGACATGTTGAAAAGAAGTTAGTCGTAACGGACTAGCGGCACCTAGCAGATAACACGGTCTAGGGATGCCAATGCCAAACGAGGCATGCTTGAGATACAAGGCGCAAGCTAGACTATCAAAGGCGAATTGTAGGATTCGGTCCGTGCCAAGTCGGACAAGCCTGTGCAGACGTTAGGCTTATAATGCAACGTCGAATTTGTTAGTTTAGCCTGTCGCGTTACTACAGGGCATGGGCACTTCCGACTACGTGAGCGGATACCATGAAACTAACGGCACCAAGTCTGCTTAGCCTAGATACAGACATCTAGGTTAGGCGGATAAGGTAAGCGTCTAGGGTAGATGCTTTCCTTATCTTGTACGGAGTGCGATATGTCACATAGACCTAAGAAGTACAAAGCGACTACTAAGTTTAATCGTTTGAATGCTCTTCATGTTATGCGAGAGTCGGACAACAAGATCGAAAAGCTAGACGCTGCTGCTACACTGCGCCGCAGTTCCGATGTCTGGACAAGGCGGAACAACACTAACGTTACAGGATTCTGGAGACCGTGATGCACAACGAAAATGTACAGCAAGCGCATGTGATAGCAGCCCTTCGCATTAAGAATACGCTTGGCGTGCGCTGTGCTGCTGGGTACTTGAGGAATCGTGGTTACACGGCGTTTGCTGCTGTTGAAGTGCTAGCGTATTTCAAGGGGTAATAACACGGTATCCCAGTGTGCGCACTCGTGGAGTGCGTACCCTAGGCAATCGTGCCTACATGCATGGCGGGAACGTCTGCACTCGCACTTCATTCTAAGGGACAATATCATGCTCGTTCAACGTATGGCGTTTGGTCAAGGTCGTGTAGTTTCTGAAGAAGCAGCACGGCAAATTATGAGTATCAAGCAAGAGGCACGGCGTGTAGAACTGCTGGCGTCTTTGCGTGAAGTTCTTGAACCTACTGGACCTAAGGGCGGAAGCTTCAGTATCCGTGAGCGCGTCCGTTGTGCTGCCTTGAACATCAACTAAGCATCAACTAAGGGAATACTATCATGACCAAGAATACCAAGCTGTACAGCAACACGGCAGACATTACCAAGGCCATTACTAGCATAAAGAATCGTGGCGGTAAGCTCGATGCAGATATTCAGCTTGCTGGCCTTAGCATCCTTCAACACATCGAACAGCACGGTGACACAACGCTTGCCGATAAGCTGTACGATGCAATGCCGAAGGGAGCACGGCGTCTTGCGCTGGCTGAATGGATGCTTGCATTCGGCATGATCCGGGCACTGAAGAAACAAGATGCGGCCGATAAGGAAGCAATTGCTGCCGGTCGGTCGTTCAGTATCGACCGCACTAAGAAGACCGACATGCCGGGCGCTACTGCTATGCAATGGCATGAGTTCAAGCCGGAGAAGCACGTCACGGAAGAAGCATTCGACGTGCAAGCGGAAGTGCAGAAACTTCTCGCACGCATCACTAAGGCACAGGCGTCAGGCCGTGCGATTGTGCATGCGGAGGTGGTTGAGCGCCTCGCTGCGCTCACGGGCGCCTCTACCCCTGTGACTCCTCCCCTGCCGGCAGACGCGCCGCTCTGACGGCCTCTCAGACCCTCTGACGGGCGCAC